CCACTTGCCGTTGTGGTTGTCGTCGCCTCCAACAAGAGTGCTGTCTACTATTGTATTTTTATCTGCGTGACCATTGCCACTAGATGATGATACATATATGGCACCTAGATTGTAGCCGATACTCTGCCGTAGCTCAGCCCTAGTGCGTCCTTGAAGTACTGCCATATACCCATCCTATTATTTCTTTGCCTTACGCACTTTCTTGCCGGTCTTCTTTGAGTAGGCTTTAGCAGCCTTCATCCCCTTGGCAGTATAAGTAAATTTCTTTTTACCAACTCTAGGCATAATCTTATACCTCGACAGCAGATTTTGTATCAGACTTAATATCATTTTCAAGAGAAGAAATCCTGTTGTCTCTTTCTGCAAGTAAACGAGTCAGGGCCATTACCTGTAGTTCCAGTTGAGATATCTGGTTCATCTTAATGCGAATAACCGCATTCAAGTCGTCGCCCGTGACCTGTAGCTCGACCATTGGCCTATTACCGTTAGACTGTTGATCGCCCTCCATGCTAGTTTACCCCCCTATAATATAAGATTCCGTTAGAACTCTGCTTACGACGTTTAGCATACTGCCTAAACTCTTCCAGCGCCCTCCCTATCTCTTTTCTCTGCCCAATCGTAGGCTTTCGTCTTCTACCTTTTGCCCTGACCTCGATTAACCATGTCTCAAGAGCCTGAGCCGCCATGTCTTCTATATGCGCCTGTGATATCGAAGCGTCGGCAGGTATCTTAACTATCGTAGACCTGTCGGTTTCCTTGTCGTGAAACTTAAACGTGTGAACAACAATGGATGCCCCGGTTTCAGCATTATAGCCTATGGCTTCCGTCCCTACTAAGCGGGAGCCTCGGGGCACCCAGAGCTCAGTTACCATCTAGTACCTAATTGTCAATAGACACATTTGTTTATCTGTATCTACAGAAGGAATTCCGATTGCAGTACCTATAGACTGTATATCATCCTCGCCAGAAAGGTCGTAGAGTTCTGCTCGTCCAGATTCGCCTGATGCTTGAGAAATCTGTAGTCCGTCACCAACGATTCCGACCACGGCACCAATGGCTACGCTACCTATACCAGCAGTTTGTATCCAAGTGTAGTAACTTGCTGTAACAGGTATAGTTGTTACACCCAAAGCACCAGTTTCCATAGTGCCGTCACCGTCAATAACCTTTACTGCCGCATAAGGATTCACAAGCAACCCTGCAAGAGATGATGTAGTTAATGCGGTTTTGATTCCATCAGGCTCATCAAGAGTAAAGATTGCGGTATTGTCATCAGACGCATCATGCGCTGGATTAGACTTGATTCGATAGACTTCACCTTCACCCGGTCCATCATTGAAGATCAAGTATCCATCTGCATACTGGTTTTTCGTTAGATCGGTAGTTGGAACTTCCAGACTTACGGTAGTATCACCAACTGAATGTGCTGCCGTGGCAGTAAGATCCATGTCATGGGCATTTACTGTAAGCGCAGTACCAGCATCCACAATCATCCCTGCCGTTGTAATAGCAGCACTACCATTTTTGGCATAGTAAAATACTCTGCCGTCCGGGGTAGTTCCTCTTGTACCTAACTTTTGTCTTTGGTCAGAAGTCTCTGTCTTTTCCATCCCATAAGACAAGTTTACCGTTAATGGAAACGCCATTTCATAACCTCCTTAAAGGTTGTTTATTTGAGCAGGTTCTATGCCCTGCGATCAGCCGATATTTAATTACCGTATAGCCTCAGCCAATCTTTACAGCTATACGGTGCCGGTGACCTCGTGGATCTTCGTGTGAACACGAAGCTTAGAATAAGCACCCGGCTGTGTAAGACCTTCAGCCTTGTAGTCACATTCCTGGCAATCTACAGAAACTGATACCACGCCTTCTTCCTGATTTTGCTTCAACTCACCTGCAAGCTCTTTGATTTTCTGAACAACCTCTGCTCCACCAGCCCTATCAACACACCAACGACATTCACAACCGTCCGTTGGCGGATAAGGCAGCATCCCCAATCGGGATTTTCTGGCAACATAGTCGGGATTACCCGGAACACCCCTTATCGGAGTTCCCACCGGACTCGACACCTTTCCGTTAATGTCTAACCCAGGGGAATGACGATACAGGACGGTCTTGGGCTGCCATGAGTCTATATAGTCCCAGGCATAGCCCTGAGAGACCAGTTCCTCCCTAAGTTGCTGGCGTTCAGCAGTGGTTACCATAAACTACCTCACTATGCAGATGTACTAGGTGCTGAGGCATCAAAGGTAAGCGGTGCGCCGCGAGTGTCATCAAGCTCGAAGACGCCGTAATCGGCAGTCATAACGACCTCGGTGGCTCGTAGAGATGCATCTCTCTGTCTCTCAGTATTGGTGTCAACTGATTTCAAAACAGCAAGAGCTGACTTGTCAGCAATCACACCAATTGCGTCATCATTACTGTCTATAGACAGGTTGCCGTCCTCGAATATCGGCACACCATTGAGCGGCCTCAGACCACTGAAGAAGTCTCTGAGCAAGTCCTCAGACCATCCCTTGGGAACCGGATACGTCGTAGATGCTGTTACCGCCGTATTGGCGATATCGAATACTGCGTTGGGATGTTGGAGTATATACGTCTGGGACCCGAACTTGTTGGCCTTAGAATACGCTATCGAACCTGCTATGTTCGCAAGGCTCATAGTCGCAGCAGCCGCACCCAGAGTAGTTCCGCCGTTAAGACCAGAATACAGCGCGTGTACGTCAGTGTCTTTCTTTCGGGCCATTCCATCGCCAAGTTGTCGTCCTATAATAGAGAAGACATTCTCAGCAGACTGTCTGACAAGCTTGTCAGTTAAGATAACCTTGGCTCCAACTTCAGAAGCCGTAAGGTCAACTGTAGACATGCCGATTTCTTCCTCGTCCACTATGTCCTGCCCGTCCGTGAGGTCGGATATCGTCATCTGACCGACCTTGGGAACGGTTACCTGCTTTGAACCTTTAGCAAGGTTAAAGCTCTCGATTAACGCCATAGCAGGAGCATTGTGCTCCTCCGTATAGCGACTAGCAGCAAGAATAATACGCTGCGCGTTTTCAAGATTCCCGGTTGTCGCTGTTTGAGCCATAGCAGTCTCCTTGCCTTAGCTTAACCCAGCAGCCTTTCTGGCTGCTGTAATAGCCTGTTCCGACCTATCTCCTGTATTATACCTGTCAAGCCAACCATTGTCATTTGGGGCAATGTCTGGTGTGCCCTGAGAATTGTCAAAGGACTGAGCTGGAACCTGGCCCTGCCGTAGTTTAGCAAGTTCATCGTCAACACCACGGCGCTCAGATATGTTCTTGGCCAACTGCTCCATAACGTCCGGGGTTTCGGCCTGCCGCAACGTAGGCAAATCCGTCATAGCCAGCTTGTACTTATGGGCGAAATGCTCCGCAGCAGCAGTCTTCCCCGCTAGATGCTGGCCGTACTCCTCAGCCTTCTTCATTAAGTTTACCTGAGACTGACGGCCCTGCATGTACTGCTGGGCAGCCTGCTGGGCCTGCTCTGGTAAATATCCCTGGTCCTCAAGCTGCCTCTTATATTTGTCAGCTTCCTGCTGAAGACCAGCCTTCATCCTAAGCTGTTCATACTCTACTGACTGTTGCTGAAGTTTCTGAATTTCCTCCCTAGACGGCCCGGTAGGAATCTCTGGCTCAGGTACTGGCTTGGAAGCAGCCTCAGCAGTAAGAGCTGGGGCAGGAGCAGTCTCAGTAACAGGAGCTGCCTCAGAACTAGTGGTAGGCCCCACCTGCTCATCAGTAGGCGGCGGTGCTCCACTCGTATCCGCAGTCTCCTCCGTAGACGGGGCTTCTAGATTAGGCAACGATGCCTGTTCCGGTTCCTGTGTTTCATTTACCATGCTATCCTCCTATTGACTTACGTATAATTGATTCCAAAGAGCCATGTTTTGGCGATGTAACGGCTTTTGTCTATACCATTTTACCCTTATACGATCTACCTCTTGGTTAGCCTGCCTTAGTCCAGTTCTATGATTGTCACGAGTAGATTTTAATATCCTAATGATATTACGAACCCGTGTGTCTAAGGACTTCTCTATATTTCTACGATTAGTATCATCAGCATCTAAATATGCCTTCCATATTCCTTCTACATTTAAATCTCTGTATGATTTCTGTAGCCTAGATGTGATCTCTGGAAAATCATCCTGCCAGTATCCAACATTACTCAAAACCTTTTGGTCATCATAATATTGCTGAACAATAGGATTGCGTTTACCTACATATTCTCGTTGCCAATTTTCAAACAACTCTGAAAGACCAGAATCCTCCCCCCACGATGCCTGTTCTTCTGCCCAGCTCTTTTCAAACTTATCATAATCCATATCACCTAAAGGGTCTCTAGACTCTTCGCGAATTTGGAAGAATTTAAATATCGTCCAACTTTGCGGCTCTTTTAACCGATCAGGCTCTCTTCCACTAAGCCATTGAGCGACACCCGGATCCTCCGCTTTATAGACTTGTTCTATCACATCTTTAGATGTAGTAAATTTACTACTTGATTTTGCCAATCCTACCCTAAAAGCATATGGATCGTTAGCCTTTTTAGCGGAAGGATCATCTAGCCTCTTAACATAAGTATCTACCAGAATAACCTCACGGGCCATTCGCTCATCTTGCTTTTTAGCTATCTCATCATACATTTTGCTAACACCAGTCTTGGCAGCTGGATATTGTCCTTCTAACCTCTCTTTCTCTTCCATAAGGGCTTTATTCTTAGGGTCTCTTTCTACTATATTTTTATGAGTTACAGTTGGCTCTCCCTTTTCCGCTGCTTTTTCAAGGTCCAACATCTTGGTATAAATCACTCCCGGATAATCTGGATGATCACCTCTACCAAAAGTGTTTTCTACCATCTGGTCTTCTATAGTTGTTATACGCCGCCCTATGGATTCCTCTACATAACGTCCACCCAAAAACTCTAGTCCACCAGCTGCAACTGCCGTACCAACCCCTTCCCCTGAAGCCAATACCTCGATAAATGACTCAACAGGGAACGGAGTAGTCCTTCTACGTAATGCAGCCGCAAATAGGGTTGGGTCTTTGACAAATGCGCCTATTCCGAATTCCTCACCAACAAAATCCTCGCCATCAATAAAATCAGCAATAGTACCTGTTAGTACGGAAGACTTAGTTCTCCAAAAACTTACAAATGGGTTACCAAGAGCAAGTTCGACCCACGCCTTTGGTTCTTTCAACCCCCCTTTTCTTTCCATGCCCTGCATCATATATTGCCAAGAATTAGGTTTTCCTCCTGGACCTGGCACTCCAGCCGTATTAGCTATAAGACTAGCTAGTGCTCGATATCCACCACCTATACCATAGTAATGCCCCGCAATATTAACTGCCATAAATGCGGCACCACTTTTAGGATTAAGAGCCAAGAGTATCTCATCCTTAATTTCTTCCTGAGACTTTCCCGCTCGAACACCTAGTGCGCCTACAACACCAGCAACAATTAAAGTTGTTCCAAACATCATCTTAGCTAATATCTTCCGGGTTTCGTTTGCTCCTACCCCTTTTCCCAAAGCGGCATGTGCAACGGTAGCAAAAACTGCACGAGTATATCTTGGAGCAAAGAAAATCCAGGCGTTCTCAAGTTGCCGTTGACTCGAAGACAATCCAAGTCCCTTTGTAGACGTTCCCCCCATTAAGCTCTCCGCTATTCTACCGATTCTATGAAGCTCTCTTTCAAGTTCTACAGGGTCTCTTATTTTCTTACGAGCCACGGTGGCCATTGCGTCATACATTTCTATTCGTCCAGTATTTATAAAAGCATGGAACGCTGCTCCAAAGCGTTGTCCGAGAGCTGCTGTAGGCTTGCCAAGCACAGGAACACGTCCGAGCCCACCTAGTCCTGATTGTCCGATCTGATACCATTCAGACAATGCTTTTGTATCTAGTCCGTGAGCAGAGGCATCCTTTATCTTTTCAGCATAACCTGTTCTGATCCACTGATTGTAGTAGTCCTCCGGGCTTCTGGCGAAAAGCGTCTCAAGTGCCCCCCTAACCGCCCTTGACCAACCAACTGGATCATGGAACATAAAGCTCATACCCTGGAGCATGAACATTCCTGTGTCAAATAATCCAGCCATAATAAACTTGGGTACCGCTGCAACCATCTCAGCAGTACTTAAAAATGCCCCTCCCCTAACTCCCAGGGGCTGTGCTAACTGCCGCTTTGCTTCATCAGTAATATCAATATCTTTCCAACTCCTACGTGACTGCCAAGAAGGCATCTTTTCAGGGTCTATTTTCTCTCCAAGCTTTCTACGAGTCGCCATTGCTACTGTTGTTCCGTCAGGCAGCTTGATTTGCTTAGTCAGAAGTCTTTTCTCAAAAATAGCATCCCTTGTCATTTTGCTAACTGCTTTAGAATAAAAATCTAGCTGATTGAATGGGTCTGGCACATACTTTTTACCCGCATCCAGTCCATCTTGCATTGTTTCATATACTCTTTTTGCGCTCGGCGACTGTTTGGCAAATATTGCCTCCTTAACAATACCGGTGCTACCATCTGCCTTCTCAACAAATCTGGGCCAGTAATGCTCTACATTGGCCCATTTGAATATCAGTTTTTTACCAGAGACAAGTTGATAATTTCTGGCGAGTTCATCAATATATCTATGGGCATCTGTTATCCACTTATGCTGTGCGTTATCTATCTGACCCCTATTGAGAAATGCAGTAGGATTCTGTGCTACATCACCAAATGCCGCACGAGTACCGTCGCGCAATAATATCTTTCCTCTATCCGATCCTTCCATTGCCACATCAAATAAACGTATCGGACGACCAAACACCCCTGAAACTGTTGTAGTGGTAAACTCCCCAAGCCTACTGCTTGCGGATGCTTCCTGTGCTGTCTGCATCCCACGGTACGCATATCCTTCTGCTACTCCCTCGTTCCCTGTCCGTCTGGCAATAGAAGCAGGAGTAAACACTCTTGACATAACCGCCTCGAAACCAGGAAGACCAGCAAGTTTTTCTGCCAGCAAGCTTCCTGGATCTTCTTTAAAGGCTGTAGTTAGAAACTCATCGGCAGTTTCACTGGTAAAATTAGCAGCACTAGGAACAGGAGGCTCCCCAGACCCCCTGCGTATAATGTCCTCTATCTCTTCCTTTGACCGCCCTGTCTGTCTTGCTATATAAGATACCTTGGCTGCCTGGCCCTTGACTTCTCCACCTGCGAGGAGTTCATCAAAGTTCCTCCTAACGATGGCGGCAGCACTTCTCTTGCCTTGGGTTGTGGTATTAACAGAAGTCTCAGGCACCCGCGATATGATGTCCTCTATCTCCGCACGAGCGGTACCTACAGCACCAGGAACATCAGTAACCCCTACGGGGGCGGTGGGGGGGACATCGGCAGCC